TAGCTGCTGAGTATCCGTGGTTTAGTGATCTTGACGATGTTCGTAGGGACGCTATGGTGGATATATCATTTAATCTTGGCGCGACTAGACTGCGTCTTTTTAAGAGAGCTTTGGCTGCTATGGAAACAGGAAAATATAAAGAAGCAGCTACAGAGTTCTTGGATTCAAAGTGGGCAAGGCAAGTGGGTGGACGTGCGCTTGAATTAACAGACATGATATCTAGCGGTGAATACGCTGATGTATGAATATCGTTGTGAAATTATTAGAGTTGTTGATGGAGACACAATAGATGTTGCTGTGGATTTGGGGTTTGATTGTTGGATTCGGGGTAGCGGTGGTCGTATTCGCCTTCACGGAGTGGACACACCTGAATCGCGCACCAGAGACAAAGAAGAGAAGAAGTATGGGCTTGCCGCAAAAGTTTTTGTTGAGCAGTTCTTCGAGGACGCAAACAAGATAATTCTCTGTACACGAGAGAAGGGTAAATACGGACGATACTTGGGGGATTTTAAGGTAGGAAGAAAATGGCTTTGCGCCGAGCTTTTAAAGCATCATCACGCCGTGAAGTACGAGGGACAGAGCAAGGCTCTAATAAAAGCTGAACACATGAAGAACAGACATCTTTTGGATTTGTAATGCTAGTCAAATATAAATTTGCTCCGGGCGTAAACAAAGAGGGGACAGAGTATACCGCAGACAGCGGATGGTATGACTCTGACAAAATCAGGTTTCGTAAAGGAAGGCCAGAGCAAATAGGCGGATGGCAGAAATATTCTAACAATGCTTTCTTGGGGGTTTGTAGATCCCTTCATGATTGGCAAGCTGCGGCATCAACCAACTATTTAGGTGTCGGAACTACATTAAAGTATTACGTTAATCGTGGTGATGCTTACTATGACGTTACACCTATACGCGCAACTACTGCTGCTGGTGACGTAACATTTTCCGCCACTAATGCTGACGCTACATTGACAGTCGCTGATACTGCTCACGGTGCGGTGCTTGGAGATTTTGTTACTTTCTCCGGCGCTGTGAGTTTGGGCGGTAACATAACTGCCGCTGTGTTAAATCAAGAGTATCAAATAGCCTCCATCATAGATGGTAACTCTTACACAGTAGAAGCTAAAGACACTAGTGGGAATACAGTTCAAGCTAACTCATCAGATTCTGGTAACGGTGGATCTTCCGTAGTTGGTGCTTATCAAATAAACGTAGGGTTAGATACATTCGTTCCTTCCTCTGGATACGGGGCTGGAACTTGGAGTGCTGGCGGTTGGGGCGGGTCTACCGTCATAAGTTCTGGAAATCAGATCAGGCTGTACAGCGACGATACGTTTGGAGATGATTTAATATTTAATCCAAGAGGTGGCAACATATATCTCTGGGATGAAAGTGCTGGCGTTACAACTAGGGCTGCCACTCTTTCAAGCAATGCTGCCGCCAGCGACTGTCCAACCATAGCTTTACAGATAATGGTGTCTGACACCGATAGGCACACGATTGCTTTTGGCACTGATGCGATAGGCGCTGTTGGAACAATAGACCCTTTGTTTATTAGATGGTCTGACAGGGAGAATCCTTTTAATTGGACTCCAACGGCAACCAACACTGCTGGCTCTGCGTCTTTGCCATCTGGATCTTTGATTGTTGGAGCCATAAAGACTAGACAAGAAATACTTATATGGACTGACGATAGCATACACTCTATGCGGTTTGTGGGTTCTCCCTTTGTTTATCAGTTTTCTTTGATAAGTGAAGGCTTCTCTATGATCTCTCCTAAAGCTGCAACCAGCGCCGGAGATGTTGTGTACTTTATGGATAGGGGTGGATTCTATTCATATAACGGGGCGATACAGAGGCTAACTTGTACGGTTCTAGATTATGTCTTTAGCAATCTAAATCAGAGCCAAGTCTATAAGATATTTGCTACCACTAGTGTGGACTTCTCTGAGGTAACTTGGTTTTACCCGATAGGTTCCGGCAATACTGAATGCACTAACTATGTAACCTACAACTACGTTGAGGGTTCTTGGTCTGTTGGTACTCTCGATAGGGCCGCTTGGATACCGGCAAGCACCAGAGATTTTCCAATAGCCTCATCTAATATTACCGCCACTACAAGCAACTATCTCTACTATCACGAGAATGGATTTGATGCAGATGGTTCTGCTATGAATGCTTATATTGAGTCTGGCGGAATAGAGCTTGGTGATGGCGAGCAGTTTATGTTCGTATCTAGAATGATACCTGACTTTGAGTTTAGAGGAACGAAGTCCTCTGCGTCTTTGAACATCGTTATGAAGGGCAAGCAGTTTCCTCTGAATGATGCAGATACACTGGCAACCTCAACAGTTACTGAAAGCACTAATCAAACCTTCATCAGAGCAAGAGCAAGAGAGACAATAGTCAGAATAGAGAGCACAGGCACTGGGTATGGTTGGACTCTAGGTGACTTGAGATTTGATGTCAGACCTGACGGGAGGCGATAATGCCAAAGCAAAGACAGGTGATACTGCCAATAGCTGGGACAGAATATCGTTTTGATAACGAGCTGACTAATCGCAGAACTATTGAAAGATCTTTCCGAGAGGTTCAAGACAATATAAATGTTGTGTCTGACAAGAGTGACAAAGATGCTTCTCTTGCTTTACGCAAATACCACTTTATGTTTATGGGTGCTAAATGACTGATGTCATAAAAGTGCTCGGTCAGCTTGACGCAGCAGCCACAACCACAGAAGTTTTATACACAGTCCCCAACCTGACGGTGACAACGGTAAGCTCGTTTGTCATGTGCAACAGGAGTGGTTCTGCACAAACATTTAGGTTGAGCATTCATGTTAACAACGCAGGTGCGAACAACAAACAATTTTTATATTATGACAAACAAGTAAGTGCTAACGACACTTTGACTGCGGTAATAGGAATAACTTTGGGGCAGGGTGATGTCATGAAAGTTTATTCTAGTTCCACTGATGTGAGTTTTAGTGTGTTTGGCGTGGAGACAAGTTGATGAATAGAATGGCCCCGTTGCAAGGTAGTGCGGATCAGTTAGCCCAGTACGGTAGGTACGGTGACTCGATGTTGGTTCATATGAACCCCGCTGAGGTTAGAGGTATTGCTGCCTTGTCTCCTACTGGTAGTCTAACCAGAAACCCTGTCACGGGACAGCCAGAGGCTTTCCTTCCCTTTCTAGCCCCATTCCTTGCAAAGTTTGTACCTGCTGCGTTGACTAAGGCTGGTCTTGGTGGACTTGGAGCGGCGGCGGCTGCTTCTCCGGGAATAACCTCTGCTATAACTTCTGGTTTAATCACTGGTGTTGCCGAGGGAGATCTTGAGAAAGGTATTATGGCTGGCATTACCAGCTTCGGTGTAGGCAAAGCCTTGGGTGCTGCTAGTGATGCGGTGAACTTAAAAACTGAGGTTGGGAAGGTCGCTGCTGCTGAGTCTGGGCTTGCTGATGCTACTAAGGCTTTAGGCGATCAGGCGCAGGCTCCGGGTCTTATGATGGCAAACATTACTCCAGAGCAAGCGGCTGAAGTTACCGCAAGAAACACTCTTGCTTCGGCTCAATCAACACTAGATACAGAAAGGCTGGGTGTTAGCCCTATGAAACAAATAGGAGCCATCTTTGATAGAGACGGCGCTCAAGCAGGTTTTGAGGCTTTCATGAAACCTGAAGCCATACTGCCCACGGTTGTCGGTGCTGGCAATCTAGCGCAGATGGACGCTATGGAAAGGCAGAACGCCATAGGTAGAGATCTAGAAGCCAAGAGACAAAGAATGCTTGATAGGCAGCGAGGCATAATGTCTGGCGCTGCCTCTGTAGCACAGCCAAGAAACCCTTTTGCCGGTGTATTTAACAAACCCGGACTAAGCGCGTTTAATAGATAGGAGCTAGAGATGGACGATGATACAGAATTCACCTCTGGCAGAGATGAGATATACCCCGGCGCTGCTGGAGATATTGTTATGACTTATGACAGCCAAGGAAATGTAATAGCTGTACCCGGAGAAGCTGGCGGTGGAAATCAGAATATACCCGGCGGTGGCGGAACTAGCACCTACGGGACTGCCGGTTTTGGTGTTGGTCAGGTTCTGGGCGGTGATGCAGCTAGAAGACAGCAGGAAATATTAACTGGTAGCCAATACTCAGCGAATATGCCTCCTCCGGGTTATCGTCCCGGCTTTGATCCTGAGTATCTTTACTTCGGAGATCCACGATACGAAGAGTATGCTGCGCTCTTGCCCGGAGTCTATGGAGCTGCACCTGCTGCACCTGCCGCTCCTGTCCCTAGAATTGATGCAACGACAGGTCTGCCCATTGGTACGCTAGAAAACCTAACACAGGCTGACGCTGACAAAGCTATGGAGCTGATAACGTCAGGTCAATTTGACATTGACTCTTTAGCTGATCAGCTTGAGCTAGACCGGGGAAATGCGTTTGATGCCTATAACAATTATCTTCTTCAGACTTATGGCGTTGGGGCATACAGACCCGGTACTACATTGTCTGACGAGGACAGGAAAAAGTATTTTGATGTAGCTAATCAATTTGGATTTAGCCCAGAGCAAATGTCTCGTATCTTTGGGTCAACCATAGATGAAGCAAGATCCGGTTTGGCACAGCAGTATTTCGGTAATATTCCTGTTGATCAGGACTACAGTGCTGACGAAGCACAACAAGTTTATGATCTTTACAGGTCTGGCCGTATGGATGTAGCCGGAATATCTAATTATTTTGGTATTCCTCAAGGGGAAGTCCAGAGCATTCTTGATTCTATAGAGGGCGCTGGTGGCGCTGCTGCTGGTATTGTTGGTGCTGCACCTACACCTACACTCGACCCTAAGCCTGACCCTATGCCAGTGTCACCCTTGTCAGGTATAGATGTTGACGGCGATTACTCTGATTCAGAGGCTGATCAGGTCTATAATATGTATGTCTCTGGTCAGGTTACACCGCAAGAAATATCTTCTTACTTCAACATTCCCTTGGATGAAGTTAATACAGCTCTTGCCAATATTGCCCAGAGCAGAATGCCCGTTGCTGGCGTTGGTTCAACAACTGTAAGACCGCAAGATGTAAGGTCAACTGACAGAGGGACAGGAGCTGTTGATCCAACAGTAGCTGAAGAGACGGAGGGTGCAGATATTAATCCTATCTCAACGGCCCTTGATCTCTACAAGTCTGGAGTTGAGCTGCCTCCTGAGCAGATTCGTGAAACTCTTGAGTACGCACAATCCAACAACATTTCTTTCGCTCAACTAGATCGTATGTTTGGCGCGCCTGCTGGTAGCGCACAAAACGCAGCGGCTGCTTTGGGTATGGCCGCTAGTGCTGGCGGTATTGCTGGTATGGCTGAAGGCCGTAGAGTAATGTTTGATGAGATGGGGAAGGTCATAACAGACGAAAGCGACATGACTCAAATGTTTAACGAGTTATACGCAAAAGATCCTACTGGGCCTAAAGATCCTACAGGCGAAGAAATTGATGAAGAAATAAGGATGCTAGAAAGACG